GACCAGTTTGTGTCGCTGTCAAACCTGTTTCATCTGGTAATGATCTTATAAGTCGTTTGATTTCAGTAGATTTAAATTTTGGATCAATTTCTAACAACTGTTTCATAGTTTGTCTGAAGTTTTGTGCGACACTTGCACCACCTACATCAGAAAATAATATATCTAACTTACCTGGGTTTTGATTTTCAAATTTATTTATTTGTCTTACAAACTGCGTAAAATTTACATTACCTGTATTAACATTAGTAGCAGTTCTAAAAGCATCATTAAATAATCTTTTTCTAATTTCGTTTTTAATAAAATTAACATTATTGGCCTTGCCTGGTGCCTGACCTATAGTTCGTAAGTAAGTATCGTATTGACCTAGTGCATCAAAAAAGTCTTCTAAATTTCTTGTTGAGCCGTTAATTATTAAATCATTAAATATTTTGTCTGGATCTGCTGCACCACTTACTTCTGCCTCAGATGAAGCTTTTTTTAATAAAACATCATCATAAGGTTGCAATCTGGCTCTGTTTTTATCATTTGATATTCTTAATAATTTAATTGCAGTGTCTAACTTCAATTTGTCTGGATCATTTAATTCTGATTTAAGTGCACCTGATAATTTATTAGCAGCATTATATTCTGCTACGTTAAAAGTAATTATTCTTGAACCGTTTTTTTCAAGACTTGTTAAAATACTATCATCGCCTTTGATGTCAGAATCATCTAATTTTCTTAATATTCTTGATATTGTTTTTTTCTCCATTTTTGGAGTTATTTCTGAATTTTTTAAAATTCTAGCCTCACTTATTGCATTTCTTATATCAGTTAATGTGCTACCTGTAGCACCAGTTTTGCCATTTAAAAAATCATCTGACTTTTTTTGGATTCTTTGTAACGATCTTTCTAGATTTACTATAGTACCAGAGTCTAAAACACCAGCTTTAGCATTAACATCCCAAAAAGGATTGCTTTTGTGAACCTCTATTATGTCAAGTGCTTCATCCATATATTTTTTTATAACTTGGTTTACACTTACGTTTACTGCATTATTAACTCCATCATCAGCTATACTGTCAAATATTGCATCTACGGCATTATAATCCATACCAATTTCTTTATTTATTGCTTTTCTTGCATTTACAAGTGTGTTTTGGAAAGTTTCACCCATTTGTCTATTACCTAAAACATTCTTAAAATTTTTAGATCCATAAGTTGTTTCGGCTATTTCTTCTAACAATTCTGTAAGTTTTTTTGTAGCTTGCTTCTGTGCTTGATCATATTTCAGTGCAACATCATCAACGCTCGTAACGATATCACCGACTGTTACATCATCAACTAAAGTTTTTAGCAAAACACTTTCATCATTAATTAAGCCAGTTACATTTTCTAATTCTTCTGCTAAATATTGAACATTTGGGCCTATTCTTTTATCACCTGTAACTGTTTCTACTATTTGTTGCGATCTAGCCATTAAAGGTTTACCAAAAGTTGCTTGTGCAGCTAAAAATGGCACAGATGTTAATCTAACCTTACCAGCTTTGATGGCGTCTTTAATTTCTTTCTCTGATGCTACTCTTCCAAGATCTCTATCCAATTTATTTATATCAGATAATGATCTCCCTTTAGCAGCTTGTTCAACTCTTCTTTTATTCAAAAAATTTTCTTTACCAGATAGTTTTGTACCTATAATCGCTTTGAAACCTGCCCCAATAGCATCTCCTAAACCTTGGCCAGCAGCACCTAATGCAAATTCACCTGCTAAAAGTTTGGCTATTTCATCCGCTTCTTGTAATTGAAAACCCTCTGCTGCATCAATAATTTCTTCGGCACCTTTACCAGCAGCCGTGCCTGTTCCCGCAGTTAAAAGATTTCTTAAAAATTTTTTATTACCTGTTATAGAGCTTATACCTTTTAATATTCTTGCTTGTGGACTGAAAGCAAGTATTGCACCTGCAATAGGCCCAACAATACCCATAAAATCTGCAGCATCACCTGTTGTAAATCCAAAACTTCTTTCATCAATTACTTTGTTTACGCCTAATGTAGAGCCGTCATTTAATCTTATTCTATCAAAAGGCAAGCCTAATCTTTCTAGTCCTTTTGGTGTTAATGCTAATTGCATTTTTGTATTTCTTACAAAGCCATCTGATCCAACAATATTACTTAGTAAATTATCTTGCTCCTGTGGAGTTTCCATCCTTGCAAGTTTTCTTCTTAGAGATTTATCAGGAACACCAGTTTCGTAATCAAAAAATAAATCATCATAAAGTTTTGATAATGATCCTTTGGCTATTTCTGCTTTAGTTTTTTTTATTGCTTCTTCTAACGAATTAGCTTCAACGACATTAGAAACAGTTGGGCTGATATTTATTTTATAAGTTTGCATACTTAGTCATCTACACCAGCTGATTTTAGAGCTTCAGACCTAGTTTTATCTGCAATATTTTTGTTAGTAATTTCATTTTGTGCTTCAAGACTACCTAAATTGTATTCAATTACTTCTTGTCCTGTAGAGGTTTTAGATCCTTGTTTTGCCGTAAATTCTGGTACAGGCGGTGGATTTAAATTATTATTTTTGAAAAACTCATTTGCATTATTTAGAATTGCAAGTCTTTCATCTTGCCCCTCACCAAACCTAATTATTTGTCTATTTATATTTTTTAATAGTTCTGGTTCGCCTTGAGTAATAGCTTTAAAACCTTTTAAAGAAGATAAAATATCTTGTGCTAATTGTATATCTCTATCTGACAATCTTCCAGAGCTTTGATTTATAATATCACCAGGATTAGAAGTGGCTATAGTAGTTAAAATTCTTCTAATGATTGTTAGTTTATCTGGTGTTGCTGCTGCATCAAAAGGTGCAAGAAAGTATTGATAGCCTAATGATTTAGCATACGCATAAAGTCCAGTCACATTATCTGGTTCATTTATTAGTGTCTTAACTTGGTTTAACCAATCTAAAGTTGTTTCTGTTTTTTTAAATTGTGAATAGTTTGTTAAGTAATCATCTTGATACTGTTTTATTAACGATCCAGATGGTTGTGCTTTTTGTCCTGCTTTTATACTTTCTTTTAGTAAATCTACTGTTTGTTGCTCTCTTAATAAATCTATTTTCTTTTGTTCTTCAGCTGCTTTTGCAGCACCAACAGCTAAACCAGCACCCATATCTGGTTGTAACACTAATGATTGACCAACGTTTCTTAAAAAATTTAACATACGCTCAGTTTGAAATAACGGTTCCCTATCCTCTATATCAGTTGTTGTTCCATCAGAATCTCCTGCACCAGTATCGTCATCTTTTGTATCTTCGCCACCCGTAGTTACTATATTACTTGTATCATCTCCTTGTGTGCCTGTTTTTGTTGTTTTTAATTCATCTAAATCGTCTTGTGTTACATCAAATGGTTTTATAGGAGCAGGACTAATACCAGCTTCATCTATTTTTGTTTTTTGTAATTTTTTCAAAGCTTCAATTCTATCTAATCTAGGTTGTATTAATTTATCAAGATCTTTTAAAAATATCTGTTGACCGCCCATAAAATCTGGATCAGAGGTAGAAAACAAGCCTGGAGGTGCAAATCTACCTAATCCTTGTTGAGATTGTCCAATTAAATTTTGTCTTCTTTGTTGTAATTCTTGAACTTGTTTTTCTAATTCAGCTAATTCACTACTTATGTCTTGAAAAGATGTATCAATTTGAACTGGCTCTACTTCAATATCAGTTGATATTCTTGGTGCTGTTACTATGGTTTCTCCTATCATGTTGCACCATATCCACTAAAAGCTGCACCTAGTCCTGATAAATCACTTGTTTGACCTGGTGCTAGTGCAGAATAAGCACTTAAAGCAGCACCTAAGCCTCGAGCACCAGGGTCTACTGGCATCCTATACTGCGAATCTATACGTGTTTGGCCAGCTTGGAATTGAGGTAATAGTTGACCAGTAAGTTGTAATGCTTGTAAAGGTCTGCCTTGTTGATCTAATTGCTGTTGGAATAATCTAGATAAACCAGTTTCCTCTATACCTCTTCCAGTTTGTCCAAAGCCTGCAAGTCCTGCTCTTTCTCTAGCACGTAAATCAGCTAAGGTAGAACCAACTTGTCCTATATCTCTTGCTGCTTGTTGCTCTGCTTGTCTTTGTTGTGCAAAAGTGGTTAATGCATCTCTTTGTGCTTGACCAAAGCCCGCTTGTCTTATACCACTTAAAGCTTCAGCTAAACCTCTACCAAGAGCTTCTTGACGGTCAGCGGCAGCAAGTCTTGCTCTAGAGCCGAAGGCTGATAAACCGCCTGTCTGTATATCTCTTGCTCTTTGTTGTATATCTCTTTTTTCACCAGCTTCTAAAACATCTTGTATAGTTTGTTGCACTACTTGATCTTCGAAAGGATTAAAAAACTGTTGTGTCATACTAGGATCAAACTGTCTTGTAGTGCCTCTGATTAAATCTGCTGACTCCCCAACAAAAGGCTCAGCCACACCAAGATCAGCCAAAGCTCTATCTTGAGCTATTTGTTCAAGTTCACTAAGACCTGCTGTTTGTTGTAGCGGTACATCACTACCAATCAGATTAGCCGTAGCTTGCTGTAGTTGATTAATGAAGCCAGGTTGATCTGCAGTTCCAAAATACAAAGCTCTCAACAGGGGATCGGTTAATATTTCTTGTGTATCTTGTTGTGCTAAAACAGGATCAACTTGGCCTCTGACATCTTGCGGTATGGTTGTTACGGGGACTGCCCCCACATTACTCGCCACTGCAGCTGGCGTAGTAGGGGCAGGTTCAATAATTGGGTCTATTGTTGGTGTAGTCTCTGTTATAATTGGTTCTGGTGTTACTGGTGGTGTAATAACCACAGGATCTACAACAGGTGGAGGCGTAGTATTAGGTATATTAGGTGGCGTTACACCTCCAGAGCCAACAATAATGTTACCTTGCTCATCACGAATCTCAGAAGGTCTTATGCCTGGACCAAAACCAAAATCTTCTAAGGGTGGTGGTACTAAAGGTGGCCTTAATTCTTGAATAAATTTTGGTTGTGGTGGTATAACAGGTGGTGTTATTGTTTCAATCTCAGGTATATTATCTAACCTTTGTACAGAAAAAAAATCATCTCTTGGTGATCTAAGTGGTGGTCTTTCAAACGGTAGTTGTGGCTCTTCAATAGGTAAAACATTTGAAGTTATGTTGCCCAAACCTCTCTTTTGATCTCTTTCTAAAATTTCTTGAACGTCTGCTGCATCATATCCTAAATTTTCTAATTCTTGTCTTCTTGCTTGTAAAGGTGTCGAAACTATAGGCCTTATTGGAACTAAAGGTTGTTGAGATATTTGTGGAAAACTACCTATAGGATTTAATAGTGGTGCAATAGGTTCAATACGAGCTACAGGATCTCTTGATAAATTTTCTACCAAGCCTCTGTTTCTAAATATTCTATCTAAAAATGCCATAATTAACTTACTTTTTCTTGATAATCTTCAAAAAATTTCATCAACATGTCGTTGTTTTTGAAACCTTGTTCTCTGTCTGGTTTACCTGTTGGGAAAATAGTAAGACTATCTTTGTTTTTTTCTATTTTAAAACCGCCAAGTCCTTTGTTTGCAGCAGCCGTCATAACAAATTCACCATCACTTAACATAGCTGGTATATCATCACTTGTTTCGGTACCAGGTCCCTCAGACGGTCCACCCATACGCATGTCTAATTCACGAAATCCCATACCACCACCATAAGACATGCCTGGTCTTACACCAACATCAAAACCTTGAAATACTTGTTGTGGCATAAGATCTGGTCTAGTAGATAACCGTACATCACGTAAACCACCTTCTGTTTTTTCTGCTGCTTTCTTGGTAGCTAAACCATAAAGAGCTGCTAATGCGGCAAGACCGCCTGCTCCTCCTAGTCCTAGGCCGCCACCTGTTTGTGTGCCTGTTTGTTGACCGCTACCTGTTAAAAAACTAAATGGTCCAGTGCCTTTGTTTGGATCAATATTTAAAATTTTATCAGCAAAACTATCTGGACCTACTAATCCTTTAAATCTAGGCTCTGGTGCAGTAACATTACCTTGTGAATCTATATTATAACCTCTTTCAATTAATTCTTCTGCAGAGTAAACATTATTATCAGCATCAGTATATATTCTGCCTCCAGGCCCAGCTGTAGTAGTTATTTCAGGTAGACTTTCTCTACCACCAAATATGTTTTTAAATAAACCTTTTTTATCTTCACCTGGCAGTATAAATTCTCTACCTTGTTTTAAAATATTTCTAAATGTTCCTTCTTTACCAAAAAATTTACCTGATGTGCCTTTTAATCCTTGTAATCCTTTACCTGGCGTTCCTGTACCACCTAGAAACTTTGCACCTAATCCTGCTGTTAAACCACCTAGCAAAGCATCTTTTGTATCCATACCCGAAGCTTTACCAGCTACGGCAGTTAAGGCACCTTTTAGCAAGGGACCGCCAGGTATAAAAGCTGCGGCAACTGGCAATACTTTTTTTGCTATTTTTTTAACTTTTTTAAATAGTTTTTTTATAAAAAATTCTTGTAGGCCTGTTCTGGGGTTTATTGAGGGATTACCGCCTACTATATATTGATTGGGGTCCATACCTTGATTGAGCATGTCCTCTTCTATCATCATTCGTGTTACTGGAGAAATTACTGGCGGTACTATCATCTCCCCTGTTGCAACGTGGGCTATTTGATCATCTTCGAATCTACCCATACTTGCTAATTTTTGTATATTATCTTCCATAGCTTTTACTAAGTTGTTTGTAGATACCTAAAGTATCTATTATTTACCAAAATTAGCAAGTTTGATAGACGTGGCACCATTATTTTTAACAGTTACCTTGCCTACTGCACTTGTTGCTTCTAGACCATCATCTACAAGTCTTGTACCAATATCTACCCATTTATTACCAGTATATACTTGTAATACTTCTAATGTTGTATTCCAAATAATACTACCAGCATTAAAATTTATAGTATTCAGCTCATTTTCGCTTACTTGACGCGTATTGTCTAGGTCAACCGCACCTAAATTTATCTCGAGTAGCCTAATCAAACGGTTGAAAGTATCTGGAGTAACCTCGCTTTGTGCCAAAGGAAGCTGAGTTTGTAACAACTTACTCATCTTTTGCCGTCAGTTTTAATATCTATTCTTGTCGCTCCTAAACGCCATCCTATTGATAAGTTACCATTATTTGTAGCATCATCATTACTTTCTATACGCAAGGCCATCTGTCTAGCCCTAGCCCTTATATGTGATTGTTGTGTGGTGCTTGATATTTCGTTAGTTGAGTTAGTTGCTAATGAATCGCCAGGAAAGTTTCTTGTCTTAACAACAACATTAACAGAACCATTATTTGCATCTTCTATAAATTTAAAATCAGGTATTATCCTTCTAGCGAAAGCAAATTTTTCGCCATCATCTAAATCAAAGTCACTACTCTCAATAAAAACACCAGTCATAGGTGAACCATCATCATTAAATCCTTTTTCTTGTTGAAACAAATAACCGTCATTTACTGCTCTAGGATAATTTTCTATACCAGAATCAAGCCAAGCCGTTCTTACAAGTTGCCCATAAAACCAAAGGTTTTCTGCATAGTTATAGATTACATATCTATCTATTTCAGATGAACTTGACGAACAATAAAACCAACCTACTTCGTTTTTATCTTTAATAGTAAAAGCATGTATTTTAAAAGATTGTGTTAAGTTTATGTCTCCAAAAACATAATTTTGTACGGAACAAGGTAACGTGTTTACAGAACCGTTGTAAAAGTAAAAGTTGTTATAACTCATAAAATATACAGCAGATGGTGTAGTTACGGCCGCTTTTGGTCCCACAAGTCCTGTACCTTCATTAATTAAATTTACAGCAAAAGTAAAAGGTGGACCAACAAATTGCATACTATATAAAGCTGTATCTGTCCAAATTAAAATTTCTTGTCTAGCTTTAACTGCACCAATTATTGAAGATCCAGACGATAAACGTAGAGACCCTGCTGTATTAGTAGATAAGGGTTCAAACTCCAGTTCATTTTCTTGATCGCTAAAAGCAATTAACATAGGATCTATTACGCCTGTTCTTGAAGTGCCTGATATAGGATCAGCTCCTAAAACTATTAAATGTCTATCAACTTCTGAAGTAATTACTTGTAAACCAACGGTAGGGACTAAATTAGCACCTGTAATACCTGATAACTCAACTGCCCTTGTACCAACACCATTATTTTCTGTCCATTTGAATATACCACCGTTTCTAGCACCTATAATTAAATCCTCTCCATAATTATCGTGTGTCCAAAGTCTTAATTGATTCGTAGCATCTAATGCAGATGTGCTACCAAAGGTGCCTTCACCCCAGCCATTAATACCCCAGCCTGTACCAGGCACGTAAACATCTAATCCAACGTTTATTTGATAAGCACCTACAACTGAAGATCCACCATTACCACTATCAGAGGAGTTTGCTGTAACAGTTGCACCAGAAGTGTCTTTAGCTTCTATAGTGTAGCTATTAGCATTTACTATAGTCGCTATTTGATATTCTTGATTTAATACGGCTGCTGTAATATTACCGCCCAAAGAAGAAGCACCACTAAATGTTACAAAATCATTCTTTACAGCCCCGTGTGAAGTATCTGCAACGGTTATGGTGGCATCACCATTTGTAGCAGAAAATGTTACATCACCTGCAGATGTTGTTAATCTTATTGGTGTTATATCGTTAAATACTGTACCGCTTTCAATATAATACTTAAGGTGAGTTCCTATACCAAGATACTTTGTACCACCTAATGATATCCAACCGTGTAAAGCTCTTGCAGTGCCTAAATATGTTGCGGCTGATAATTTTTCCCAACCACCAAATTTTTCTGGCCTACCTTTTCTAAAGCGTACTAGATTACAATCAAACCAACCACCTTCATTATCATAAGCTGTACCCTCTCGGTTTATGCCTGGTCTAAATATGGTTTTTTGTAACGGCATCTAAACCTCAGTCCAATCTTTACCTTCAAATAATAAAGCTTCACTTTTTCTTCTTTTTACTAATCCTTCGTTTACCTCACCATTTACTTTATTCCATCTTTGTATTTGATATGGTATATCCGCCCAATCAACATGTGTGCTGTTTAAAACTTTTAACATAGTTGAACTTTTAAGATTAGTTGGACCTAAATTAAAAACCCAGGATACTAAAGCATCAAATTGATTTTGGTTTAACTCAACTTTTACTAAATCATGTATATAACCCTCATATTCTTTTAGTTCATGAGTTAATAAATCTTCTGCTTCTTGCATAGTAATAGACATGTTATCCTCAACAGGGGTGCCATCTATTAATTTTAAAGAACCATAACCGATTGTAGGCTTATTAGCAGGACATCTGTAAGACATAGCATTACCATCAGCATCTTTAGGACAACCTTCATAATGTTTTATAAGCGTTACGCCTTCTTGTGATATTTGCATTTTACTCTCCTTTATCGGGGGTGTGAGATGCTCCGAAATAAAACGAAATAATTGCACTCGCTAATCCTCCTAAATAACCTAGCACTAAGTTAATTAATGCTTCGCTGTTTTGCTCTGGCGGTTGTAAAGTAACTAAAAATATATAACCTAAAAATCCACCTATTGTAAACAGTCCTATAATACGAGCAGTCCAGTCTTTACTAAACATGCTTCTTGCATTTTGTTTGTCTTGTGTCTCTAGTTTAAAAACATCTACATCAAGCTCTTTCATTTGCACTTCAAAGTCTTGTTCTGCTTTTTTTAGCTCTAACATTTGCTCTGGAGTAGCATTTTGTATAGCTTGTTGTATGGATTTTTGATCGTTTGACACGCCCAAAACCTCAGCTATTTTACCCATAGCCATGTTACCTAGCGGTCCACCCATAGCAGACCCTAACGTGGGTGCTACTGCACCAACAATATTTTTTAGTAATCCTTTCATATTAAAAACCTCGTTAATACTGCAATACCTATAGCACCTATAAAACCAAAGACACCAAAGGTTGCAGCTTTTATAGTTGAATTAATATAGGTAATTTCTTGCTTTATATCAGAAAACTCGTTAAAAGCAGTTTTCCAACGCTCATGTGATATAGTTTCAAGCTTTGTGAGTCTTTCTGCTACATCATTAACTGTCATTTTTTTATCAATCATTTTGTAACGTATATATTTTAATTGGTTTTTCTTTACCTTTTACAAAAATACTTTCAAGTTCTTTTAATATTATTTGATCACTAAAGTTACTTGAACTGATAGTATCATAACCTATAACAATATCTTCTCCAACTTCCTTTGTAGAGCTTTCTAGTCTTGCGGCAAGGTTTACAGCATCTCCAATAGCAGAGTAATCAAACCTAGTATCACTACCCATATTACCTACAACTGCGTATCCAGTATTGATACCAACACCTATTTCAACCCCTAAATTAGCCATTTTAACCTTATCTTGTATCTCTTTAGCACAAAGAACAGCTGCGGTTTCATGATCTGGCACGTCTACGGGTGCATTAAATATGGCCATCATAGCGTCACCAATATACTTATCCACCATACCGTCATAAAACTTAACGGTATCTGCTTGTATAGTAAGCACTTTGTTCATTATATTTGTTACTTCTTCGGGTTCTAATTTTTCAGACAAAGCAGTAAATCCACGCACATCTGTAAATAAAAATGTGCAATATCTTCTTTCACCACCTAATACTAAGGATTCTGGATTGTCTTGTAACTTTTTAACTTGTCTTGGATCAAGATAATGCTCAAACTGTTTTTTTATCTGTTGTCTTAGCTTGTATTGTTGTCTAAATCTAAGATAAAACGCTATCGATCCTGTTATAAATTCAGATATTAACGTCCAGGACACATCAATTAATAATCCTTTTTGTATTAAAAAGTAGCCTGTTGTAGCAGTAATTATCATTAAAACCGTCGCAATAGTTATTCCCCAAGTAATGCCTAATAAATGCAAAGCAAACCAAACCAACGAAACAAAAATTACTAACGAAAGCATTTCTACAGCTAATGCATAATCAGGTATATAAGGACTATTTTGAATTAATATTGATTCTGATAAGGCAGTTTGAATTTTATGTGGTTCTAATAAGCCTATAGGTGTAGCTATTTGTGGCATTACTCCATTAGCTGTAACTCCTACAAACACAAACTTACCTGCTACATGCATTTCCTGTAATGTTGTTTGTTTAGTATTTACCCAACTAATCCATTTACGTCCTAAACTATCTGTTTTAACTGGTGGTATTCCTCGTATTGATATTTCTTCGATACCATTATCATTAGTTTTTATAATGTAAGTTTCTACATTTAATAAAGATTTATAGATTTGTGTACCAAAGCTAGGTATCCAGTCATTATTAGGTGTTTTTACTAATAAGGGTATTCTGCGTACTAATTGATCAATATCCGT